GTTCTCGCGCTCTGCCGTGTACTTCTGCGCGCTCGCCGCCGTCTCTTGATGCGCGTTGACTTCAGCTTGCTGCCGGTCGTTGATGACCTGCATGGCCTGGTCTCGCTCTTTTGCTGCAGCGCCCTGCTCTGCGTCAACCACAGCCAGACGGTCTGCAATCGCAGCGCGAGAAGCCATCTCCTTTTCGCGAAGAGCCTGCTGCGCCTCGGTGACGGCCATCTTGGCCGCGTTGCTTTCTGCAGCAGCCACCGCCTGGGTGTTTGCAATCTGCCGCTGCGCGTAGCTGTTTTCGAGGTCGAATAGCGCTTTCTTCGCCGCCTCGAGGCGCTTCGTCGCGGCTTCTTTTTCCTGCTCGTTTGTCGCGTTGTCGACGTCCTCTTGAAGGTGCGGAATCTGCTGCGAAAGCGCATCGCGCATCGCGCCATACGACGCCGCCTGTCGTGCATAGGCTGCGGTCGTGCGGTCGACCTCCGCCGCCGCGTCTTTGCTGTAGCAATTACTCGACCGTGGACCTTCTCATACTCGCTCAGCTGAATGCCCGTCGCGTGCAGCTGCGCGCGCTCGCGCTCGAGCGCTGAGACGTACTCAGCCTTGGTGCGAACGACCTTGACCATCTGGCCGTCGACCATCTCAACGGTGGTGAAGGTTTCCTCGTGGCTGTTGCGCACCTGCTCGAGCTGGTCGGTCAGGCCGACGTAGGCCGTGCTGACGTCGCGGGACGAGACGCCCATCGAATGCAGCGAATCCGCGCCGGTCTTCGCCCAATCGTCAACGCGCGACTGCTGCAGCGCTTTCGAGCGCGTCTCCATGTCTGCCCACGCGCGCTGGCTCTGCTCCACCTCGTACGTGAGATTGGCGGTGCTCTTTCGCGCTGCGTCAAGGAATGGTAGAACAGCCGGTGCCACCATCGCAGCTACGGTTCCGACTGACGCCATAAACAGCGCGACGTTTGACAACCCGCCTGCCATCGCCGACAGGCCAGTCCCCGAGGCAAACAGATTTTTGATTTGAGCGCCGGCCAGTGGCGCTGCCGCTGACATCAGCGTGAGATTGGTGAGGAATTGAGTCGTGTCGGCGGTGAGAGAAACAGCCTTCGAGCCTAGGCTTCCCATCAGGCCGATGCCGGCCTTCATCCCCTCCGGCATCTGATTAAGCAGATGCAACAGCTCGATGAGTGAGCCCTTCGTGAGCTTGTCGATGGCAAGCGCCGCGGTCCCTGCGCTGGCTTGAAAGCGCTCAAGCTCCTTGTTGAATTTGTCGGTTCCCGACATTGCCGCCTGAGCAGCATCGGGGAACTTGGCCTCGGTAATCTTGATGAGCGCTTCGCGAACCTTCTGCGCGGCCTCTGGCGTACCCGTAAAAAGCTTGCCGTCGCGCAACGGAGCGCCTGCTGATTGCAAGTCTGCCAGCGAAATGCCGCCCTCGCGTCCTAGCGCTTTGAGCGCACGCGTTGCTACGTCTCCGCCTCGAGACAGAATGGCGAACAGCTGCGCGCTCTCCTGGGCGCTCTTGTTGGTTCCGGCCGCGAAATCAAGCGAAGCCTTGAGCAGGTCCTCAGAGTAGACCTTTTGGTTGATGAGCGCCTTTGCCGCGAGCGTAAGCTCCTCACGGCTGGCCTTTGTTGTCAGGCCGATGCGCTCCAGGCCCTCGACGAGCGCTGCGAGCTGCTCTTTGTCCTTAACGACGGTTCCGAGCTCGCGCTTCATCGTCGCGACTTCAGCCGCGCTGCGTTTCGCGCCATCGGTGAATGCTACGAACTGTGCCGCATACTCCTTCAGCGGTCCCAGTCCGGCCTGCAGCGTAATAGCGTTGTTGGCAGCCGCCTGGCCCGCAGCGATGGCATCTGATTTCTGCTGCTTGGCCGCCTGCGATTGCTGGTTGGCAAGGTTGATGACATCCTGCTTGAGCTCGCGAAGGGTCTTCCCTTCTTGCTGGCCCTTCTGAATCAGCTGCTCAAAGGCTACGCCGCCCTTGTCGCCGATTTCCGCCAGAATGGCTTTGGTGTCTTTGCCGTCGACCGTGAGCTGCTTTGCCAGCTTCGACACGTCACCCATGGCTCGACGCGTATCGTCAAAAGCCTTGACTGCGCCTGCAGCGTCTGCGCTGAGCTTGATGCCAATCTCTTTGGCCACTATTTCACCTCCTTGCCTATCGCGTCGATAACAGCCTGCTCAAAGGCTGCAGCTGCAGCACCCTCAGCGCCTTCTGCTGCGGGTCGCACCCACGGCGTGCCCTGGCGCGTCTTGGTCTTGATGAAGCGAAACGGTCTGCGACGATGCTCCATCCATTTAGCGTACAGTGCCGGCTCGTGACGTTGCAGCCAGCGCAGCACGCCTGCCATTGTCTGGCCGTCCTGCTCTGTCTCGAGGACAGGCGCATAGTGGCCACCGAATCCCGCCTCGATGACGTTGCCTGGCGGTGCCACGTACAGGTAACCGCTGACGTCTCCGCGCTTGCGCAGCCGAGCGGCCATGCGGTAGTTCTTGGCGCTCTTGAAATCAGCGTAAGGGGACGAGCTGGCTGCCGCAGAACGCAGCACGCGGAGGTACGCACGGACTCCTGCGAGCAGCACGCGGGATTGAACGGCATCAGACAGCGAGGACAGGTAAGCCCCCACTGCCGCCATCGGGTCCGAGGCGCCGTCAATCCCGCGTACTTGGAGCATCAGTCGTTGATTGCCACGGTGAACGCGTGTCCCGCCACCTGCGACTTCACAGCCATGAAGGGAATCTTGTCCTCCACGATGTTGGCGCCGTTGAGCGCGGGGTCGTCGCCTTCGTACCGAACGACAGGCAGGTCGAACTCGAGCGCGCTTCCGTCGCTGCCGGCAATCGTCACGGCAACGGCCTGGTCGACACCGCCCAGGAAGTTTTCGAACTGCGTCGTGTCTTCGAAGTCGAACTGAAAGTTGCCCTTGACCAGCTGATTAGCAGCGCGCACACGGCGTGCCTGCGGCCCGCCGGTGAAGGTGTAGCGACGGCTGCAGTTGTTGGCCAGGTTGACGTCAAACGAGTTACAGAGCACGTTAGCGGTTCCGCCGAAGGTGACCGCCGTGTTGCTGCCGTGATACATCGCCCCAAGCGAAACCGAAGGCGTGCTCGAGCTCACGACCGAGGCATTGACGGCCTGGAACTCGACGGTGCCTTTCACGATGTCGCTCGGCTTGACCGACAGCGACAGGCTGTTGGCCACGCAGCCCACCAGGCGGATGCTGCTGCCGTTGTCCATCACGAGCTCGATGGTGTAGCTGTGAGGCTGCGCGATGGTGCCGCTGCTGGCGCCGAACGGCACGCGGTAGGTCGCCGCCGAGAGCAGGTTGGAAATCGCGCCCGCGTTGTAGACGTTGAACGCGATGGACACGCCAACCTCGAGAAGCCCAGGCACTGACGCCACGGCCTCCCAGTCGTACGTGATGAGCGGCCACGGCTGCTGCGCGCGCTTGACGCTCGGCGTCGCGCTGTCTGCGGCAATCCAATCCGTGATGCTGGCCGCGGTGCCGTAGGTGGTTTCTTGCCCGAACCCTACGGCGCCCGCGAATGACATGGCTGCGCGTGATGCGGTCATTGCTCAGGGTCTCCTTCTTGCGCCGTGGGCGCGTCTTGTTGCGCCGCCTCTGCAGGCGGCAACGGTGCAGGCGCTGGCTCGACAGCGGGAGCAACCGCCGGAGCGACTGGCGAGAACAGCCAGTTGAGCGCATAGTGGCCGTCGACGACATGGCCCAACAGCTGAGCCGCGACGATGGGGTCAGCGTCGCGAGGGACGCCGTGCTCGAAAGCGCCGAGACCACACAAAAAAACCCGCTCGCGCTTGGCGTGCGGGTTGGTGTAAACGATGGAAGGCATGAAAAAAGAGCCTCCTGGCTCTGCGTTTTTTTACTGACCGGTCCGCTCTAGAACGGAACCGACGTTCCTGTTATGGCTAAATCTATCCACGCGCAGTTCACACGGTACTCCAGCATGTTCAGGTGCGCGTTGTCCTCGTTCACCATGTTGGGGCCGTTGACGAGAACCTTCTCCCACACAAAACCTTCGATGGGAGTCCCAAAGTAGGCCGGCACCATCGGCTTGCTATCATCTGGCCCCGTCTGCAGCGCGCGCCAGATGACCGCGCACGCCTGGTTCACCAGCTGCGCGCTTGTGCCAAGGTCGGCATCCTGCTGCGCGCGGAAGTATCTGCAGCGGAAGTGGTACTCGACGCGGAGCCGATTCATACGCAGCTCAGGCGCATTCGTCGAAAGGAACGACACGAACACCGCTGGCAGCGAATCGCTGTAGTTCTCAGGCGCTGGCAGCGAAGTCCAGTCGCCGATGTGAACCGCCTGCAAATCGAGCTCTGTTGCCGTCGTAAGCACTGCGCTTTGCAGTGTCGTCGCCAGCTCGTCGATGTAAAGACGCGGAGAGCTCATCGGCCGCTCACCCGCGCCAGTATGCCGACGTGGTAGGGATTGGTCGGTCGCAGCGTGTCACGCCGAAGCTCTTTGAGCACGTACTCGACACCCTCGAAGAGAATCGTGTCGTTCATGCGGATGTCCTCGGTGCCCCACGTCATCTCATACATCGCGTGTGGTACGCGGCCCATCACGCTTTCCAGCGCTTTCGCTGGCAACGGCTCTACAAGACAGTCTACATTGCTGTAGACCGTCTGTGGCGCAGCCACCGTGAGCGACGTGACTACGCGCTTGACATCGACGCGGTGAAGGTACTTTGCCGGATTCACGACATGAATCCTGACGGCCGCGTCTCCGCGTCGAGAATGGCTTCCGTCGACTCGTCGAACTCAGTTCCGCGTCCGCTGTGGTGGTCGCTGAATTTCTGGGACCATCCGCCCGCCGTACGCTCCTCGATGAGAGAGCCGTGCGGACGCACGAGCAGATTGCGCACTTCGCGGATGCAGGCGTCCTCGAGCTGCCACGGCAGATTGCGCGAAGCGCCCGCCGGGTTGTGAGTGGCGCTGATGATGCCATCATATTGTGGCAAGATGTAGCCGCCGCTGTATTGCACCTCTGCGCTAAACAGCTGCGAGGCGCGCCGCGTGTCGGGTTTCCCTGTCAATCTGTCGAATTCAGGCGCGAGCATCACCCATCCGGCCAAACGGTAAATCTTCCCCTGCTTATCCCACTGCGCGGTTCGCTGGTAGTCGTGCAGCGTGTATCCGACGAAGCCGTTGGGGTACGAGTGCAGACCAACGCGAATCTGAACCACATCGGTGATTGGCTTGCGCTTGACGTACAGCCAAAACTTCCCCTGGCATCGAATGTACTCAGGCGCGCTGCTGTCGCTGATTGCCCAGGCCCACGTGCGCGCGCAGCGTTGAGCGAACCGCTGGGACACGCGGTTAATCATGCGCGTAATAGCATCGTCGCTCGCGCTTGTGCTGAAGCCGTCTCGCACTGCGGAGACGGTGGTGAGCGCCTCCGAGTCGAGAGGAATGCTCATCGGCGGCGTCTCCCGATGCGTGAGGGGGTCACGGCAGGCTCTTCGACCGGCTCTTCAACCTCCGCAGAAGCCACCGGCTCACACGGACCCTCGACCGCCGCAGCGGCAGCCTCCGCATCGACCGTGGCCACGGTTCCGAGCACCATCGGCTTGCTGACCTGCACAGCCTTGTGCGTCAGGCCAGGCGCTTCGCCGGCCACCTCGCAGATTCGCAGGTCGACAAGCTGCTGCCCGTGCGTCTGGTCGGCGTCGAAAACCTCGCCCTGCGAACGCCAACCATAGGCCGCGCTGTCAAAGCTCTTGAGAACTCTTACTTTCATCTCGTTCTCCTATCCGGGGAGAAGCTTGAGCGAGGCCACCGTCAAGACAGCAGCCTCGCTCGCGCGTCATCTGTCGGTGATGTTAGGTGGCCTGTGCGTCGAAGTCCACCGGGCGGAACGCCTCGGGGCGCTTGATTGCCAGTGCCAGTCGCTCGTAGAAGAACATGACGTTAATCATCTTGAGCGCGAAGTCAGCGTGCTGGTCGAACACGACCATCTCGGTCTCCTCGAGGTCGTACAGCACCGCAGCAGTCTTGAACGCGCCGACGAGGCCCGTTCCAGCGCTGATGGCGGTCGTGCGAACCGTGGGAAGGCCCCACACCTGCAGCGTCTTCACCGAGGCCTGCGACGGCGAACCAATCATGTTCTCGGAGAAGTACTGCGGCAGGATGTAGCGGCCCAGCGTGTCCTTCAGCATCACGATGTTCTTCCAGTCCGTGGGGTGAAGAACAATGCCGTCGGGCTCGTAGTTGCTGATGAACGCAGCCACGATGGCGTGAAGCAGCGCGTCAGCCTGGGTGTCGGTGGTGGCGCCGTCGCTCCACTTGTACGCGGCAGGCGTTCCGGGGTCGTTGAGAATGCCCAGCATGTCGGTACCGGTGCCTGAGCCGCTGAGAATCTGGGTGTCTTCCTTGAGGAGCACGCCCAGCTTTCCCTGGGTCTCGATGGCGTTCTCAAGCTGCGGAACATCCATCAGCATGTTCTTCGGCGCGGGAATCCAGTGCGAGATGAGCTTGGCCACCGCGCTCTCCTGGGTGTACGCGAGCGACGACTGAGCCGCAGCGGTCGCCGTGGCCGGGTCGGCCTGGTTCATCGCAGCGGTCGCAGCGCTGTTGGTGTACCCCGTCTGACGGATGTACAGCGTGTTCTGGGTGCGGGTCGGCACCACGGAGAGGAGGTCGCGCGTGCGAATCTGGCGCTGCGGCAGGACGGTGATTTCCTGCTCGAGCGTCGTGCTCAGCACGTTCTGGATGTCAGCGATGGTTGCGACGCCGGCCGTTTTGCCGAACATCGACTTCATCGAGACGCTGCCAGAGCGGCCGTTGATGTTGCCCTGACGCGCGATGATGTCCTGATAGGCCTGGCTGTTCACGAACGCTTTGCTGACGTTGGCATACTCAGTGACGCCATTGGCCAGACTGAGCGCGCCGGCGCCCTGGCGATTCACGAACGGCTGCATCAGCTGCTGCGCGTTGTTCGGAACGTGGTTGCCCATGCGCTCCTGCTTGCCGAGAGCCTCACGCACAACGCCGTCGACGTGCTTGCGGGTCTCGTTCACCTTCTCATCGACCACGATGCTCACGTGCTTGACAATCTCCGGCGCGATGGCACCGGCGATGTCCGCGAGCTGCTCCTTGTTGAGTTCCATTGGTTTGCTCTTGCCTTTCTCGGATTTTCGCCGGTGTGGCGAAACGTAAAAAGGCCCGACATCGCTGCCGAGCCTTTAACTGTGTGTCGCTGCTGTTGCGGTGTTAGCGCTGGCGGTAGTGCGAGTCGAACAGCTGCGTGATGATGTGGCTGATATTGACGCTGCGCGCCTCATCCATTCGCTGCGTGTAGTCGCTCTTGTCCTCGCGCTCGCCATCGAGGTCGCTGCCGTCGTCGGCATCGAAATCGTCCGTAAGCAACGAGCGCATGCACTTGAGGCCGTTCTCGTGGTGCTCAATCGCCTTCACGAGCGCTTCCATGCTGCGGCCGCTCAGACGACGGCCCTCCTTGGCCTGGCCAGCAGGCGCACTGGTCGCCACGGCCGGCGGCGCAAGCGCGGTGTCGTCGTCATCCGCGCCAGCAAGAACCTTAAGGTCCTCGATGACCTGCTCGAGCACGCGAATCACGCCGAAGCACACTTCCGGCTCCGGCGGCTCGTTCTCGTCGCTGCCCCAGCCGGCGCAGAGCGACTCAATTGCTCCCACCAGGCGGTGCTTGATGTCGTTTGTGGGCGCGTGGCCCGCCTTCGCTTCAGGCTCCTGCGCCTGGCTCTTGTCGCTGCTGGCCACGTGCTCAGCCTCCTCTGCTGTTTGTGCGTTCCGCAGCGCGCGAAGAGCCGCCAGGCTCTCTCGGTTGCTGCCAATCAAAACCTGGGACACTTCGAACAGCTCTACCCGCGTGTGAACGCGACTGCACGCACCGCTCACGAGCGCCTCGCGAGCGAATCGCGGCAGTGCCTCGATGCTGTCCTTTGGAGACGTGCGCGTGACGCTCTCTCGAGAGAAGAAGCCAACGCTATAGCCGCGAATGGTGCCCGCCTTCACTGAGTCGAACACCTGACGCGCGGCAGGGTTGATGTCGACGTCATAGATGAAGTCCATCTCGACAAAGCCGCCGCCGTCGTCTGTCTCGACCGTGATGCGCACGTCGAGCGCGTGCCCCAGTGCGTCCGAGGGCTTCGGAGATTCTTCGAAGCTCCACGGATGCTGCCAGGCCAGCAGCGGAGAGGCCATGTAGATGGGAAGGTCTTGCACAAACGCCGACGCGAGCACAATCTCGCCGTCTCGGTCGATGTTTGTCGTGCTGACCATCGCCGTAACGACGGGTCGCTGTGCATCAATCGCCTTGATTTGGCCACCGATGCTCTTGTAATCGATGCGCATGAAAATCAGCTCCTACGTGTGCGCGTGCGCTGCCCCGTTACCGTCGCGCCGCGTTCGGAAACCCTCGAGCGCTTGCAGCTGCTGCTGCTCGCTCGGTAGCAAGAGGATATCATCGAGGTCGCGGTTCCACTGCGTGATGCCGCGCTGCGCTGGCTCGGCAGATGCGACTTGAATTGAGCCGCCCGCCGCGTCCATCATCGCCATGTTCACCGGAATGTTGATTTGACGGCCCGTGTCGCCGCCGAGAAGCTTCATGCCGTGGCCGGCGCGCCACTCGTCACGCGTAATGGTGCCCGAGCGCCACCCGTCGTTCAAAAAGACGTGCTTCTGCTCTGCGGTCTCGCGCACGCATTCATCCGGCTCGAGCACCAGGTCAGGCTCACCGTACATCGGCGTGACCAGCGCGTTGAACTGCTCCGCCAGGAACAGCAGCTCATTCTTGATGTTGTGCTTCGAATGAATGTAGTCTGCGGCTTCAGCCGTCGCGCGATTTGAATCGGTGACGTCGCCCACGAGCTCGGGGGGTACGCCCAGAACGTGACGCGCGCGGTTGCCGAGCATCTGTTGACCGGCCACCCAGTCGAGCTCCTTGTGCGCCTTCCCCAGGTCGACGACCTGAACCGCTGCATTGCCATCGCGGCCCGCCACGAAGAATGGCCGTCCAACGTTCTGCGTGCCAACGTGGTTCGCTTCGAAATCCTGAGTGAACTCGTCGATGTTCTCCTCGTTGAGGCCAGGGACGACGACAATCTTGTCGATGTGCGCTCCCTGCCGGAAGAAGACGGTGCTCCATTCGTCCATCTGCTGGTTCAGCGTCACCTGGACGTTGAGGCACTCAACATCGCCAGCGCCCATGCCGTACGGGTCTTCTGGGTCTGGCTGCATAATCCACAGCAGACACCACACAGGAATGAGCGTGTCCTGGCCTTGCCACTTGATGCGCCAGTAGGGACGGTCGCTCGGCTCGGGAGGGTTGCTAATTTTTGGAAGCTCGAGAACGTGATGCGGGGGTACAGGCCACAAGCTCTGAGGCGTTCCGTCGTTGTTGTAAAACACGCGCACTGGCACGCGGCCGAGCAGCTTCTTGTAGAGCACGCACAGCTTGCGGAATTGCGTTCCCGTCATGAATGGGTTGGGACGGTCCCACAGCGCTTTCAACGGATGCTGCAGAACTTCGGTGCGCTCAGGCCGTCCGTCAGGCCCAGGGTCGCCAATGCGCCACAGCCGCCAGGTGACCTGCGCCGCGTCTTCCGCCACGCGATTCAGCGGAATGCGCAGGATGGCGCTCTGCTTGTAGGTGGTCAGCCATTCCTTGTCTGTGCGAGGCTTGACGCGCTGCGGACGAGGCAGCCCGACCGTGCGACGCTCTGCAGGCCCAGGCGTTGCGCTGCCCTGCACTGCGCGCTGCTGCGCATCGAGGCCGAAGAAGGCGCGGAGCCTGGGAACAAAGTTTTCGAACGGTCGTGCCATAGTCTCGTGTCGTCTCCAAAAGAAAGAGCGCCCGGTGTCGCGCACCGAGCGCTGCTGCGTGTTGCCACCTGCTCACGACGGAAGGCCCGTGAGCACCCTTGACTTCTTGCCGCTCCATGTCATCGGAGCCGGCTCGGGAATGAAGCCCATCACGAGCGCGTCTGCAAGGTCTGGCGATTCGACGCCGCGCTTGCGAAGCTCAGGCTTTGACTCCACCTTAATCTTGCCGTGCTTGGACAACGTATATCCGCGCACGCTGAGCTGCTCTGCCAGCTCGTCCGCGAGCTCGCCATCTGGACACAACCCCACCACCTTCAGGTTTGGCTCTTCTGGCGTTCCGGGGTTGAAGGCGTCCCGGCACGAGAACCACATCTCATCCATCTGGCGGTCGAAGAACTCGGGATTCTTAGCGCTCTCGCCCCACCCGACGCACGTGATGGTGATGCCGTTCGCGTGCCCCTGGCTCTTGAGCTCGACGAGCTTGTCACCGATGCCCTTCGTTGGCCCTGTCACGTCGACGCGAATCTCCGTGCAGTGCAGCTCGATGGCTTTGCGCAAGATGCGCCGCGCATTGGCCTGCGTGTCTGGCTCCTGGTATTTCTCAATGGCTCGCAATCGCAGGCCCGCCTGCAGCACCACGCCCGTGCTGTCGTTGTTGGCACTCGCCGCAGGGTCCACGAGCAGCCGACGCGGCAGGCCATCCTGCATCTGGTGATACCGCTGCTGCGCGAGCTTGACCCAGCTTGGCGGAATGGTCTTTTCCTCGCCAAAGTTGAAGAATTGGCCGAGCACTCGACAGACCCAGAACGGCGACTGTTCGCCGAACATCCGACGAATCTTTTCGACCCACTCGTGACCTGCAGACCCGGAACCACGCGCCGCTGTCGTCGCACGTTCACCAGGTCGAGCGCGCTGATGTTGAAGCGCGTCCAGAACTCCGCCTGCTTTTCCCACGCCTCGCGGAAGAAGCCGCGTGCGTCCGTGGGGTTGCCAATCGCGAGCTCCCGGCTGTTCGCGTCGCCCAGCGCGCCTTCGAGCGAGATGCGTATCTCGTCACGAACACCGCTCGCCTCATCATACACAATGAGCAGGTTCGGCGAGTGAAGGCCCTGCGCTGCGTTGCCGTCACGTGCCGCTCGTCCTCGAGCATACCACGTGTCCGACTCCGTTTTTAACTTCTTGGTCTGCACTATTCCCGGCAAACGCCGTTTGCTGTTGGCGTGCAGCTCGGAGATGTAAGCCCAGAGGATGTTTTTCACCTGGTCGTCTGTCGGCGCTGTCGTGAAGCACACGCACGGCTTCCTCGTCGAGAAGAACCACAGCACGACCAGCGCTGCGGTGTGCGTCTTGCCCGCACCGTGGCAGCTGGCCACCGCCGTGCTCTTGTTATCGCGCACGCTCAGCAGCACTTCGACCTGATGGCGCAGCGGATGCACGCCAAGCACCTCGCGACAGAAGCCGCGCGGGTCGTTGCGATGCTTGCTGCAGCTGTTCGGCACCAGGCCACGGCCGATGCGCCATCGCGGCTGGCCGTACTCGTCGACGCCATCGCTAATCAGCACCTGGCCGCTGATTGGCGTCCCATATCCGGAGCAACCTGGCGCACACGGCCCGTACTCCACGAGCGGCTCAACCTTATTTGAGGCTTGCTCCAGCCGGCAGGCGACGTGCTCGAGCCGCCTGCTTAGTGAATCGCTGAATGAGCGCGTCGGCTGTTTCAGTAGGAAGCGCCTCGCGAAGAGTCCTGGCGATGTCATCGATGAGCTTTGCATTTCTCATCTCGTCGAGCGCACGGCTCGCGGGATTCCAGTCTGCGTACTTGTTCAAAAACATGATGAGCGCTTGCGTGTTCGTGTCGCCCTTCGAATCTGGCCGCATCGCCGCCTCGAACATGCGGTACTCTGCACGCTGAACCGCAGCCTCCGCCGCCTCGACCACCGCCATCGCGAAGAGCTCGTCGCTCTCCATCCACTCGAGATATAGCAGGCGCGGCACTTTGGCCATAGTGCACGCCATCATCCAGAAGTGCAGAATCTCCATGTGAGCGAGAACGGTGCGCTTGGCTTCGACCTCGGCTGCCTTGCCTGCGAACTTGACGCGCTCCCAGTTCAGACGGCACGCGGCCACCTGGCTGCGATAGTCCTCGCTGTCGAGGTACTGGGGGACCGGCGCCGCGAGCTTGTCCGCCGCCAGCTGCGCAGCAGCCTTCGCCTCGTCCAAGTCGCCGCTCTTGCGCGCGTGTGTGTAGTGTGTTGAGCAGAGACCACGTGCGTGAGCTCTGCGGTTACATCCAGCTTTGCTGCAGCTCATAAGTTGTCGGTGACGGACTCAAAATCCGGCGAGACCCTTTTATACGCTTTAGATGTTTGTCGTTTGTTGGG